ATGTTTATCTTAGCGGTTAAAGGATTTGAAGAGGACGGTGCTTTCTCCATCGAGAATGATGATGGGGATAAAGTGCTTTTGATGTTTGAGGAGGAGGATGATGCGGATAGATATGCTGAGTTAATATCAATTGAAGATGATTATCCAGAGATGAGTGTGATAGAGATAGATGATTTCGTGGCAATGAGGGCTTGCGAAATGCACGATTACATGTATAATATAATTAGACCAGACGATATCGTGGTTCCACCAAAGAATGATTTGTTTCAAAAAGATAAAATGGCGTAATTTGCTGTCTACTGGTAATCAGTGGACTGAGATTGACTTAAATAAAAAATCGAATACAGTTATTATTGGTACAAATGGTGCTGGTAAATCCACTATGTTGGATGCACTTACTTTTGTTCTATTCAATAAACCATTTCGTAAGATTAATAAATCTCAACTTGTAAACGCTACAAATGAAAAAGACTGTGTAGTCGAACTAGATTTTACAATCGGATCAACTGATTGGTTTATTCGTAGAGGTATCAAACCAAATATATTTGAGATTCATCGTAACGGACAAATGATGAATCAATCTTCTGCTGCCAATGACCAACAGAAATGGTTAGAACAAAATGTTGTGAAGATGAATTACAAGTCATTCACACAAATCGTCATACTGGGTAGTAGTACATTTGTTCCATTTATGCAACTATCAGGTTCAAATCGAAGAGAAGTAATAGAAGATTTATTAGATATCAAGATATTCTCAGCGATGAATAATATTATTCGAGATAAGATAAGAGATAAGAAAGATGCAGTTAGAACTCTAGAGTTAAAGAAAACATCTCTGAAAGAAAAATTAGAGATGCAACAGAACTTTATGGAGGAGATTGAAAAGAGAGGTAAAGAAAGAATTGATTCTAAAAGAAATAAGATAAATGATTTAGATGAGGAAGTAGATAATCATTCAATGTCAAATAAAGATATGCAAGATGAAGTATCTAACCTAATTAAGAAACAAGAAAAATATGTAGGTGCCAGTAAGAAACTTAAAGAGTTGGGAAATCTAAAAGGAAAGATATCAAACAAGGCATCAACAGTAAAGAAAGAACATAAATTCTTTTCAAAAAATACGGTATGTCCTACTTGTACACAAGATATAGATGAAAAGTTTAGGCTAAATAAACTTGACGAAGCCCAACAGAAAGCTAAAGAACTACAATCTGGTTATCAAGAACTAGAAAAAGCAATAACAAATGAAGAAGAAAGGGAACGTCAATTTGTTCAACTCACTAAGGAATCAACCAAACTCACGAATGAAATTTCTCAAAACAACGTTAAGATCTCTGGCTATCAAAAACAAATCAGAGAACTTGAATCAGAAATTCAAACTATTACCAATCAACTTGAAAACCGAAATTCTGAACATGAGAAACTAACTGAATTTGACCAAAAACTAAAAGAGACTTATGAATCTTTAGGAGAGAAGAAACAAGAAATACTACATCATGACTTTGCCTACTCACTTCTCAAGGATGGTGGCGTAAAGTCCAAGATCATCAAAAAGTATCTACCACTTATCAATCAACAGGTTAATAAGTATCTCAGGATGATGGACTTCTATATTAATTTCAAACTTGATGAAGAGTTCAATGAAACTATTCAATCTCCGATTCATGAGGACTTCTCATATTCATCCTTCAGTGAAGGTGAAAAAATGAGAATCGATCTAGCACTTCTCTTCACATGGAGGGAGGTTGCTAGATTTAAAAACTCAGTCAATACAAATCTATTAATTATGGATGAGGTATTTGATAGTTCGCTTGATGGATTTGGAACAGAAGAATTTTTAAAGATAGTAAAATATGTAATCAAGGATGCAAACGTATTTGTAATATCTCACAAACAATCTCTACATGATAGATTTGAAGACCTGATACAATTTGAGAAGGTCAAAGGATTTAGTCGTATGACATAAATAAAATCAAAGTACGGTAATCCGCATGATACTAGAGGAGGCATGTCACTCACTTAAGTTAGAATGTGCGTTAAGAGATTTAGGTTTTGTTGATATTGGTTGGAAGTGTGTTGCACACGCAGGCATATTCTTCATTCAACCAGTGGGATTTCCAGATGACCCAGATGGAGAATTGCTAGGATTTTCTTTGACACTACCTAACACTCATGATATGCGTAGAGTTCGTTTGATGCGAACTGCAAAGAGAGCATTAGACTATGCGACAGGTGTAGACGATTAAATTAGTGGCACAATCACTGTTTCTATTTTGTGCTGAGGAATTATAATAAGGACATATACGAGAGGTTTAGATGTCCATCCAACAAGAAATTAAATCACAACTTGCAAAGTTACTCGCTACAGAAGATTTGATTGTAGAACACAAACAAGTCGAGACTGCAAGTTTCAATGTCGAGACAAGAGTTTTAGTTCTTCCACTATGGGAGAAGGCATCAAGTGAAGTTTATGATATGTTAGTTGCACATGAAGTTGGTCATGCACTCTTCACTCCATGTGAAGATTGGTTAGATAGATATCCAGAGATACCACCATCATTTGTAAACGTGGTTGAAGATGCTCGTATCGAGAAGTTGATGAAGCGTAAGTATGCTGGTCTTCCAAAGACATTCTTCACTGGATACAAAGAACTACAAGGAATGGACTTCTTCAAGTTAAGTGATATTGATGTGAATGAGATGGGTATTGCTGATAGACTAAATCTATATTTCAAGATTGGTAACTTCATTGATATTGATTTCAACGAAGAAGAAAAGACTTTTGTAAGTATGGTCAAGTCAGCAGAAACATTTGATGATGTTCTTGAGTATTCAAAAGTTATCTGGGAGTATGCAAAAGAAGAATTAGAAGAGAAGAAAAAAGAACAACAAGAGATCGAAGAGATGAAAGCAAAGGTTGAGATGGAAGATGGTGATGGTGACAATGAGAAAGAATATAAGACTACAACTCAAGGCACTGAAGGAGATTCAGAAAAGTCTGATGTTGAAAATGAAGATGAGTGGGATGATGAGGATGATGGTTTAGATTATGATGACCAAGCATATTCAAAAGGTGGTATCACTCTTGGTGACGAACCAAAGGCTGAAACTGTTGAGAATCTTGAAGAGTCACTCAAGGATTTAGTAAATGAAGCTGGTCGTGAGACACTCTATGTTGAGAAACCAAATGACTTAGACCTTGACAAAGTTATCATTCCTAACTGGTTCATTCATAAGAATATTGATTTTGAGTGGCGTGAAAATACAGCATCAGATTTCTTCAATGCTGATAAAGAGTTTGATGAGTTCAGAGTATCTGCAAGAAAAGAAGTCAACTATCTTGTCAAAGAGTTTGAGATGAAGAAGTCAGCATCTGCATACGCTCGTGCTGCAACTGCAAGAACAGGAATGCTTGATATGTCAAAACTTCACACATATCAATACTGTGAAGATATCTTCAAGAAAGTTACAGTTCTACCTGATGGTAAGAATCATGGATTAGTATTCATTCTTGATTGGTCTGGTTCAATGTCTTACATCATGAAAGATACAATCAAACAGTTATACAATCTAATCTGGTTTTGTCGTAAGGTTCAGATTCCATTTGATGTTTATGCTTTCACAAACTGTCATCCCTATCACAATATGAGGGAGTCACGTTATACAGCAAAGAACAATATAGTTTGCATTGAAGAATCATTTAGTCTTATGAATCTATTCACATCTAACGTCAACGTTAGAACTCTAGATCATCAAATGAGAAACATCTATCGTATGGCTACTCGATTTGGTTACTCTCATGTTTCTTGGGATGATAGAGATAGATTCCAAGTTCCTATCGGTATGGGTCTATCAGGTACACCATTAGATGAGTCTTTGATTTGTTTACATCAAATCATTCCTCAGTTCAAAAAAGACAATAAGGTTGAGAAAGTTCAATGTGTTGTTCTTACTGATGGTGAAGCTTATACACCTTCCTTTCATAATGAAGTTCAACGTCACTGGGAAGATGAACCATACATGGGTAGAGCTGCTATCTGGTCTGGCACATTTCTTCGTGATCGTAAACTTGGTAAGACATATCGTGTTAAGGATTCTACTTTTGGATTCACTGAAGTTTTACTTGACAATCTCAAAGATACATTTCCGTCCGTAAACTTTATTGGTATTCGTCTTCTAGCTTCTCGTGATGCTGGATCATTCATTCGTCGTTATCATGGATGGACAGATGAAGAGTATAACAAAATCATGAAAGGTTGGAAGAAGAACAGATCTGTTTCAATCAAGACATCTGCATATGATACTTACTTTGGATTATCTACAACTGCACTTGCAAGTGATGATGAGTTTGAAGTCAAAGAAGATGCAACCAAAGCAGAAATCAAAAGAGCCTTTGGTAAGAGTCTTAAAAGTAAAAAGATGAACAAAAAG